CCACCTTTCACATTTGGCGTTGGCGCCTTCGATCCAATAACGCTGAACGGCGACGATCCTTATGGCGCTCTACCGATGTTTCATGCCAATTTAATATTTGGATCACCACGTATGCCGCCTTTGTTAGTGATCATGAACATTTCATACAATCCTATGACTGTGTCATTCTCGACGAGGCTAAGCGTATCCGAAATCGCAAGAGCTTGGCATTCAAAAGACTAGCCCCCTTATGTGCTAAGGCCAAATACTTCTGGGCACTCACAGGTACCCCTGGTTACAAACCTGAACATTTCTGGACAATGTTTCATCTACTTGATCCTAAAGCCTTTGGATCCTACTGGCGTTTTGTAGGAGCTTTCTACGTTACTCAGAAGAATCCTTGGGGAAATCAAGAACTTATAGCATTCAAGAACCAAGAATCTTGGTTCGATCTTCTTCGACGTAAAGCATCCATCCTCACCAAAACAGACGTAGGCCATCAAGAAACCATACGCTCATCCAAGTATGCAGAGTTGTCAGATGTCCAACAACGCTATCTCCAAGAGTATGAAGAGAATATGTTCGCAATTATCGGCGATAGAATCGACATTGCGCAGACAAGCTTGGTACAGACGGTCAAATACCGTCAGCTCCTCTGTTGCCCTGCAATTATCGACCCTTCGTTTGGAGTTGGCGCAGCTCTCGAAGATCTTGTCGAATCCTTCAAAGAAGAGGAACACTCTCCACACTGCGTCATCTTCACTCCTTTCACGGAGAGTTTTGGTCCTTTCATCCAATACCTTACCGAAGCAGGATATCCGAATGTTCAGGCACTTCAAGGGGGTATGGATCCCGATGAGCAAGAACGACGTATTACTACCTGGAGACAAAGTCGAGTACCTATCCTCGTCTCCATATCCTATGCGCAAGCGTTCTCATTAGAACCTGCAGAAGAATGCTTCTTTATAGGGCGTTCATATGACCCAGACGAAAACGAACAAGCAGAAGAACGGCTCAACCGTCTCACAACCCCATATGCTGTAACTGCCTATTACTACCTATTTGAAGGTACCTATGATGAACAGCAGTTCCAGATCCTAGACGCCAAAACTAGGACCAAACGAAAGATCACGCCCCAAAAATGACCCAAATTTGACAGTTGATCTTTCCTTTAGAACATGTTATACTTTTTGTTAGAGTCTTAAAGGCAATCTCTTCATATGTCTGACCACATTGAAAGTACCGATAACGATCCCTTTGACTTAGGCAGGGACCCAGAACGCGATGAACTTACCGGTATCAATTACGACGACCCTCGAACCGCAGTCATTCGAACTTCAGATCGTGGAGGGTTTAAGCGTTGTCGTCGAAGATGGGGATGGCAATCGCATCTTCGAGGGAATCTTACCACCATTGAAGGGATTAGTCCTCTCTGGTTCGGCTCAGGGTTTCATTTCGCGCTTGAAGATTTCCATGGAGCTAAGGCATATTCGCATCCACGATTAGCGTTCGAGGATTACGTTCGTGCAACGTACAAGATGGAGAAAGCAGTTGGTAAGCGACTCCCCTCTAACTGGCCAGACCTCGTTCTCCTTGGGCGAGGAATGCTCGAGTATTATGCAGATACTTGGCTCGTCGCCAGAGACCCCCTTAAGACCTTTGTTTGGCAAGGGCGTCCCCAGGTCGAAGTCAACGCATTGGTGGAGATCCCTTTTCAGAACGCCTTTTACGATAAGGTATATTACGCGGTCACTCTCGATAGGGTCGTTGAACGAGACGATGGTTTCCTCTACATCGTGGACTACAAGACTGCTGCCAGGATTCAGACGCAGTTCTTTCAGACTGATCCGCAGATATCGGCGTATTGTTGGCTTGCATCGAGATTATATAACAGGCCAATTGGTGGTTTCATATACCAGCAGCACAGGAAAGATGTACCTGATATGCCTCGAATACTTGGAGATGGAACGATCTCCATCTCTCGGCAACAGCTCACTACACACCGACTCTATCGTAAAGCCCTCATCAATCATTATGGAGAGGTCCTTAAGGCCCCTGCCGAAAATGTGGAATTGCTAAACTGGCTCAATTCTATAGAGTCTCCAGAGCAAGATCGTTATATTCGCCGAGATACCGTGTATCGTAATCAGCATCAGGTCGAAGCCGAAGGTGTCAAGCTCCTCATGGAATTGGAAGAGATGCTTAACCTTGATATCCCTCTATATCCGAATCCTACCAGAGAATGTGGCAACATGTGTCACTTCAATAATGCTTGCGTCTCCATGGATGATGGCGGAGACTGGGCGGAAGAGCTTCGGATAGGTTTCAAACCGAAGGAGGCCGACTTTGATTCGTGGCGGAAATTCCTCCCTCAAGACAAACCCAAACACGAAAGTGTCTTCGCATGACTTTACCTACATCTGCACCTGCTCAGAAGACTGCATCTTCTACGCCAGCAAAGCCGGCCGCGAATCTTTCGCCGAGCGGAACAAAGCCAACGGTTCTTAAAGGAGCTCCTCCATTCACGATGGGGAGCCCAACAACAGCTGTAAGCAAGTGGCTGAAGCTATTGGTATATTCTCGCCCCGGCGGAGGAAAGACTACACTCTGCTGCACAGCAGTCGATATTCCCGACATGCGAGACGTTCTCTTTCTCAACGCCGATAAAGGCGATATGGTGTTCTTCGACAACGATCGTGTTAAGAGCCCAGAATTACTCGCCCAGAATATGGTTAATGTCAGCAACTTTAAGACTGCCGCAATGATCCACGACTTCCTGAAAGGGCACTGCAAACATCGCGACGAAAATAACGAGGCAAAGCTCCGAGAACAGGAAGCATGGCTCCGAGGATGTTCACCTGAGGATATTGAACAGCCTAAGAAGTTCAAGACTATCATCATCGACTCCCTTACCGAGCTCGACATTTACTGCACCTATGGTCTTCTCGGACTCACTCAGGATAGCGTCCTCCACGGCGAAGCATCTGAGATCGAAGTAGCACGCTTTGACGAGTTCCGCAAGAATAACCAGATGATCCAAATGCTCTGTAGGGCGTTCCGCGATCTCCCCATTCATGTACTTGCAACAGCAACCGAAGCCTTCACGGAGGATGAACTCCGCAAGAAGCATTACATGCCCCAACTCACTGGGCAGCTTCGCACACAAGTGCCAGGATTCTTCGATATTGTTGGACATCTCGTTGCAAAGCAAGAGGGTGACAAGATCGATCGTAAGATGTGGGTTCAACCAGTAGGCAACTTCGTCGCTAAGAATAGACGATCCGTCTATAAGGCTAACAATTTTCAGGATCCCTACATGCTCACAATTATGCGGGGGTGTAAACTCCTCGCCACAGCTCCCTCTGGAGACGCCTAGGAGGCGTAAGCAACCTGCCATCATAGGAGAATAGTATGGCAACTGAGTTTGATAAGGTGGTTCCCACCGACGACGAATACACTGGCATGGTCTTTGAGGATGGCGGCGATCTCGTCGTCAATCTTTCAAGCGTCCAGGAACTGAAGTTCGAGAACGTTCCGAAAGGTACCTACCTCGCTGAAATCGACGAAGCGACCTACGGTCTCTCGCAGTCGACTCAGAAGCCGATGATCTCTCTGAAGTGGAAGATCACAGAAGGTCAGTATGCTGGTCGCTCGCTGATGCAGTTCCTTTCGTTCTCCCAGAGAGCACTGCCGGGTACGAAGTCGAATCTTGCTCGTATCGATGCGGACCTGGTCTCACAGCCTTGGAAGCCGGAAGAGCTCTGCAATAACGGCTACTTCCTCGGTAAGCAGGCGAAGATCCGCGTTGATCTTGGCGAATACAACGGCGAGCAGCGTTCGCAGATCAAGGGGCTCATCTCCACTCAGACGGAGCAGGGCGATGGATTCCTCGGAAAGAGCGCAGCTTAAGGCAGCGTTCACTGACGAGGAAGCCTCGAAGCGACGGATCTCCCTTAAGAGGGCAGCGCCCCTCTTGGGGAGATCCTACCCTTCAGTCTTGCGCCTAAAGAAGAATCGTCAAATCATCTGTGTCCAAGTTGGAGGACAATTTGAGGTGACGTTAGGCGAGATCCGAAGGTTTCTCTCTCACGGTAACGCTACTGAAGCAGATTGGCAACGACACGAAAGTCAGTAACATGACCAAGAAAGCCTTCGTACTACTCTCTGGTGGTATGGATTCCACCACCTGCTTGCACCAAGCTATCCACGACTACGCGCCTACATATACGACTTTCAATATTCAGGACGTTCTCGAAGGTAACGCTGTAGGTTTCATCAACTGGGTTGAAGCAGTCTCAGTCTACTACGGACAGCGCCACAAGAAGGAGATGGATTATGCGAAGCGAACGTGTGATCGTCTTGGCATTACGCATCATATTCTGGA